GGCCATTTGGTTCCTGCTGTATCGAAGCATACCAGGCTATTTCAATATCGCTGCGTCGTGGCATCATTACGCCCTCTCTTGAATACCGGATAAAAACACAGTATATATACTGTATATACATACAGTAAAGGAGCAATGAGCAATGTTCGTGGAACTCGTTTATGACAAAAGGAATTTTGATGGTCTGCCCGGTGCAAAAGATATCATTCTGGGCGAGTTAACTAAGAGGGTTCACCGGATCTTCCCCGATGCTGATGTTCGGGTAAAACCGATGATGACACTACCGGCAATCAACACTGACGCCAGCAAGCATGAGAAGGAACAGATAAGCCGTACTGTTCAGGAAATGTTTGAAGAGGCTGAATTCTGGTTAGTGAGCGAGTAAAGTTTTTCAATATCCGCCACAGTTACATTTTGATTACGCTGTGGCGGATTTTCATTTTCGTAAACGTTCCTATTCTGGCGACTCAGGTAGCCGTTTAGACCAGTCTGCCGCGCTGATATAAGCTCGCAGTGCTTTTCGATAAGCAGTCCACGCCAGCAAATCTTCACGAATTACACTCTCTGCTGTGCCAGACCAATCCTCATCGGCAATACGCTCATTGAGGCCGGTGATTTTTATTGATGCTGCGGCATATTCGCTGTTGGCCGTTGCCATGTTTTCTCGGGCGATTTCATCTGCTGTTTTTTCAATAGTCGGAGCCGTAAAAACCCCATCAGCATAATGCCAGCCAATTCCCACACCATCTACAGTCTGAACCAGCTGCCCACCATAATCTGAATCGCCACCACCACCAGATACCTCACCTGTATTTGCACCTCGACCACCATCCAGCGTAGAGGTATCAATAATAATCATATTCACGACAACGCCGGCGCGAACCACTGCATATGTCTGGTTCATTATGCGTACTCCCATACAATTACGACACCCGGCGCCCCATTCCCTCCAGAAGCATTCCAACCTGAACCGCCTCCGCTTGTCGCGCCTCCGCCTCCTGCTCCATAACCAGTAGCTGTATTACCATTGCTTGAAACAGCCACGACACCACGACCATCACCGCCTCCACCAAGCAACGATGCCCCGCCATCTCCTGATCCGCCATATAGAGGCGATGTTACTGTTGCAGGGTCACCACGCTGACCTGCCTTATTCACCAGATTCCCACCCGTGGGAGTGACTGAGCTTGAGTTGTTAAATGAGAATAATGGTGGCGTCTGCGGGGCATAATAAATGCCGCCCGCCCCCCCTGGGGCAGTCATAGAACCGAACGACGTGTTACCGCCAGGATTGCCATTAGCACCAGGGACTCCCATACCGCCCGCACCAATCGTTACAGTGATTCCGGAAGGTGGAGTAGTGAACCGGTGGAGAATATAAGCACCTGCATTACCACCGGTTCCCGCAGATGCCTGTGTCGGTACAGAACCTAACGAACCACCACCCGCACCTCCACCGCCCTGAATCTCTGCCACTACTGACTTTGTGCCAGCGCTTGGGGTGTATGTACCTGACGCTGTAATAACCCTTACGTTAATAAGTCGACCAACACGCCCCTCGGAATCAGCAAGACCGAGGTTTTTTACTCCTTCTTCTGCCGAAGTGGCTCCGAGGCCGCCACGATCCAGCGGAAGAGGGATAACGTTACCCTCATTATCCTGCGCCCCCCACACTCTGTTATTTGCCAGAACGATACGTATATTCTCATCAGGAGAAAAAACGCTTGTAAATGCAGAGGGAACCGAGGATGGGGATGATTTAAAGAATTGCAGACCAAGGTTTGAGAGAGCCTCTGCAATTGCTTCAGCTCCGTCTGCTTTAATATCTGCAAAAGGATGTGCGCGGCTTAGCAGCAGTGCTTTCAGGGCAGTCAGTAACTGGTTATGTTTTGATTTTTCCAGGTTAACGCCGCTTGCTTCTACCACTCCCGCCAGTTCTTCCTGCAACATGTCGAAATAGTCGTCATCCAAATCAGTGGCAGGCGTTCCTGTTTGCGGGTTTCCACGGGTAAAGCCGTTCTTTCCCGCGCCGAATTTATCTTTCTGCGCAGTAGGTGTGTCAATACGATGCATAATGTCTCCGGTTACGGATATTTGAAGATTACGTAGGTATGGGACGGGCAGAGTTTATTGATCACGCATTCAGCTACCGTATCACCCCAGTAACGAATCGGTGTTTCACAATTGTCCGAGCAGGTCATCCAGTTGGCATCCGTTGAAGCAGGCATATTAACCTGCCAGTAATAACGCCATTCAGTTGAATAAGTCGCATCCGTACACGACGACGTACACTTGAAAGTTCCCTTGTTATAGCGTGTGATGGTGGCGTCGGGTTTTCCCAGTGCAGCCAGTTGGCGAAGGTAGAAATCTTCGTTGATTCCTCCGGTAAGATTAACTTTTGCATCCAGTCGCTGCTGCCGTTGCCGTAACGTCTGTGTTCCTGATGGAATGCATTCATCAGGCAGGCCACAGCACCGCTCCCATCGGTCAATAAGTTCTGTAGTTGTGCGCGGATCAAGCTCCTGCATGAGTTCATCAACACGCTGATGCGCCCTGAACAAAGAAGGAGCTACGCCACTTATTGCAACATCGTCAACTGACCATGCAGGCCCTGGTGGAAGCAGCGCACTCAGTAACTGGACATAATCGTCATTACTCACGCCCACGTTATTACCCCCAGTACAGCCAGTTCATTTTTTGCAACTGGCGTATCAACTGTTGGAGAAAGTAGCTTATGGCTGTGCTCACCGGCAGCTATAGAAATCGCCTCGTTTGTACGAGACAGCTCAAGCGTCCCTTCCGGATAGCCGTCACGCAGCAGGAATGAACGAAGCTCGGCCTCAACTGCGGCACGTATTTCAGGTGTATCCGGGGTCAGGTCAATGGTGTAGTTGACTGTTTTTGGCGTTCCCTTAAATACATAGAGGTCTGAACCCGCTACGGGCGCCAACGGTTCAATATGTGCCTGAGCTGCAGCCACTGTTGCATCATCAAGAATCGGGTTAATCAGGTCGCTACTGGCAATCAAAACGCCAACCGTTCCCGTACCCATCCAGTGACGGTAAGTCCACGCACGCGTTACGCCGGGTACTTCTTTTGCCCAGACAACATAATCTCCGTCAGCGCCACCTTGCGGGGTCCAGTAGTAGCGCTCCAGAACACGGGCACGCCAAACCTCAAGGTCTTCAGTATCAAAACCGCCAGCGATCGTATCGGCCATGCCACCAGAAGGAAGTCCGTTAACCGGCGTAACCAGTGAGAGCGCCTCACCATCATCCATATTTCCAGTCGTGCCTGTCACGCTGCAGGCAACGGGCACACGAAGCACACCACCGGCACTCGTTACGTCTGCCTGAACGATGTACTGGACAAGGTCGTCACGCTGGATGACCGATCCGGCACTCACCTTCAGCCCGTTCGTTACGCCATCCCATCGCATAAAACCTGATGCAGCCACGGCATCTTTTCTCGGACAGCGTTTCATCGCCGCATGCCGATAAAGCCATGACTCATCGCACAGGTCAGGCAGCATATTCATCGCCAGATAATCGATATAGCCATAAACCGTATGTAGCGCCCCAGCATAAACCTTGGCCCTGACATCTTCATCCATGCGGCGAAGCTCATCATTGATGTCAAGTTGTGCAAAAAGGTCGGTGCGGATCATGCTGATGTTTTCGGCCAGCGTTGGCCGCTGAAATTCACTGTCCGCCATTTGCAATCACGCTCCAGAAATCGTTAAAAGAAATTGTTACCGGACCATCCCGGCGCCACAGAACAATGCTGTTTCCCAGTTCATTGATACCGGTTCGCTGTACATCGATATCTACCCTGGACACAACACCGTCATCGATCATCCACTGAAGGGATTCACGGATATACGTTCGCACCGTGTTCACCAGTGCGTTGGTGAGCTTGCTCCGTTGTAAAAGCCATAGCTTTGACCCATACCGATCGTTAGCCACCATCGGCCAGGTATCTCCCCACCATCCCATCGGTACATCAGCATTGTCGTCAGGGTCTGCACGCCGGTGAGTGAATAATGAAATCACTACAGCGCGGGTGAGCGGATCAAGCTGAGAACTGTCACATACTCGTTTCCCATTTACCGTAAGCCATAGTTCCATCACGCCCCCATTTGTTTATCAGGTGCATCGGTGTTATTGCCCTGCCCGTTTTCTCTGTGTTTATGCCCGTTATAAGCAATACGCATCGCCGACATTGTCTGGCCAGAAGTATCACAGAGGTCTTTGATCTGGCCCGTTGACTCAATGTCCATTTCAAAGCGGGCTTTAGGCGCGTTTTTAAACGTAATCACCTTGCCACCGCCATCAACAACAATCCCGGCGTGTGTCAGCATGACTGACTGCCCCTGGTCATCGTAGAGAGCGACCTCCCCCGTTTTTAGTCCCTTAATGCGATAGC